CTAAATTTTCCATAGGATTTTAATAAGACCTTTCTTGACTAAAATCTTATCTATCAATGATTTAACAATGAATGATTGCTCTTCGTAGTCAAGTTTGGTTACATCTTTAAATCCTATGGTCTTTTTAAAATCTTCTTTATTCTTTTCTTGCTCTTGAATTTTTAAGTCTTTATCTAACTCTTTTTCAAGCACCCTTTTTTGTTCTTTAAACTTTTCAGCATCAGCTTTCAACTTATCAATATCAATCATATCGTTAAGATACAAATCATTTAGACGATTGATTTTCTTATCTATACTCGCTATTTGCTTGTTGATTTGAACAGTATCAATTTTTGACACTTTGTTAAAAAGCTTATCTATTTTTTCAGGCTTTAGTTGTAATTTGCGAATTTCTGCAATGACATATTGCTCTAAATCCTCTTTTTGATAGTTTCCAGAATTACATTTTTTGTTGTCGTTGTAAGTCACTACAGCGTATTTTCTGGGATATCTATTACAACATTGGTAAACTTTTAGACGTGTACCATCTAAGCGCTTATTGCCTATTTTGATACGCAACGGAGCGCCACAATAACCGCATTTAGCCGTTCCAGAAAGCATATACTTAGCTTTGAATTGTCTGTTTTTTCCTTTTACTCGCATTTCATCTTGTCTTGCATCTAACAGTTTTTGGGCTTTGTAGTAGCTTTCTTCGTCGATGATTGGTTCGTGCAATCCAGGATAAATAACATTGTTGTATTTAATTTTACCAATATAGACAGGATTTCTAAGTATTCGCTGTATTCCTTGATAATTCCATTCTTTCCCGTTTCTAAGTATGTTATTCTCGTTTAAATAAGCCATCAAACGCAAAGGAGACATGCCACCTAGAAACTCATTGAAAATCTGTTTAACAATCACAGCTTCCGCTTGATTAATGGTTAGTTGTTGAGTTTTTGGACTATAAGTATATCCAAAAGAAACATTAGTGAACATCATAGGTTTTCCAGATTTAGCCCTACCAATCATTCCAAGCTGCATACGTTCTTTGATTTGCTCTCGTTCTAATTGTGCAAAAACACTAAGTAGGCCCACCATTGCTTTTCCAAAAGGTGTAGAAGTATCAAAGTTTTCTTGCAAACTTAAAAAAGAAATATCATTTTTTGAAAAGACATCCTCAATCAAATAAAGCGTATCCTTTTGACTTCTACTCAATCGGTCTAGTTTATAGACTAAGACAGTATCAAAGCGCTTTTTCTTTGCATCTATAATCATTTTTTCTAGTGCTGGTCTGTTGATATTTCCACCAGAAAAACCACCATCTTTGTAAACGTCATAAACAGTCCAGTCTTTAATTTGGCAGTAGCTTTTTAGCTTATCTATCTGTTCATCAATTGAGTAACCCTCTTCCGCTTGTACACTTGTTGATACACGTACATAGATAGCAACTTTGTTAATTGTGTTCATATTGTACCCTCTTTCAAAATTTGTTAAAAAATGTTAAAATGAGTACAAGAAAAAGGGCTTTTTAATGCCTGTTTTTCTTGTATACTTTCTTGCTCATGCTCTGAGTCGCCAAACTTTGAGAGCGTGAGCTTTTTTTGTGTTTTAAATATTGATTTTACTGTTTAAAGAATTAAAAACATTATAAATGAAATAAGCGCACCGATACCCCAGTATAGTTGTTCTTTTGGACTCCAAGGAATATCCACTTTTTCTTGACTAATATTGTTAAGAGCAACATTATCTAAATCATCATCCAAATCTTCATCTAAGTCATCAGCATTTACTTTCTTCGAGAGATTTGAAGCATTAGCTAGGCAACCAACCACACCTGCCAGAAATAACCATTTTATCATAGGATCAATTCTCCTTCTTGACTAAACTTTGGCGATATTCAAACGCTTCCGCTTGCTCCGTTAATTCAATTGTAAGCTCTTTGTGTTTCATTAAGGACTCTTTAATTTTTTCAAATGGAACTTTGAAATATTCTTTTCGTCCATTAACTTTATTAACTTTGTAAGCCTCAAATTCATTGTGAAGTTCATTTTCAAGAGCAAAAGCCTCTTCACTGAAAATGAGTGCGTGAACATCAAATTGAAAAGGAACTGAGGCGCTACTAAGTTCTTTGATACGTTCTAATGGTTCGAGACGTCTAGTAACACCAATTTTATATACATCTTCACCAAACGACCCGATATTCGAAATGATATAAACATAGCCTGCTGTTGCATGCCCTTCACGATAATCAATATCTTCTTCTAAGCTGTCTAGTTCAGATAATTTGACTTGGTATTCATCTAGTTGTCTTTTTAATTCTTGAAGTTCGTCACCCTTGGCAGAAGTAAGCATTTCTTCAACATTGTTTATCATGTTTTTAAAGTGGGTTCTATCTTTATTAAGTTGTTTCCGCTTCGCCTTAATTTCAGCCTGTAATTTTTTCTCTTCACGTTCTTTTTCACGTTGTTCTCGTAATAATTCTTTTTCCTCTTGCTTTTGATATTCGTACTCTGATGCGAGTTGTAATTCCTTTGTTTTTAATTCAAGATATTGAGGAGTGATTTCAATAAGATTTCTTGAGTACATCTTATTAAGTTGTTCAAAAGCCTTTTTAAGTGCTTTGATTTTTTTATCGACATTAGCTACAGTAGTTTTTACAAGTAATGCATCAGCTTCACCGTTAAAACCGCGAATAGCAGCACGAATAAGTTGATTTTGCATAGCTCGTCCTTTACTTTTGTTATTATCTAATAACATAGGGCGTATGATATTTCCAGCTTTACCATTTTTGACGAGTGATTTTTGCTGTCCTCTTAACTCATCTAAGGCTTGTTTGTATTTGGTGGAGTCCGAGAATTTGTATTGACGTTCAAAAAAGCCAACCTCTTGCATTTCTAGCGTGTCATTAGCTATAGAGATATTACGTTCTAATTTTTCAAGTTCTTTTTTTCGTTGTTCCAATTCGCTCTCTAAATTCACAATATCAGATGCAATGTTTAGTTGTTTTTTAAGTTTTTGTAGTTCGCTTTTTTTGTTTTCAATTTTATTTGTGAGTTTTTGCAGATTAGCTTCTAAAATTTCATCTTTTGGTTTTCCAAAATTAAACAATCCCATATTTTACCCCTCTCTATAAACATCAACAACCTCACCGATTGTGCGAATGTCGTCATCTTCTGATAAGTAAATTTCTTCGTATTTATCGTTTAGACTTTGCAAATACCATCTACCATCATAATCACGTTTTAGTTTCTTAACAAAATTTTTATTGTTGACTCGGAAAATTCCAATATCGTTTGGTTCAATTTGACTTGTTATTTTAATAAATAACAAGTCATTATCATGTATCAACGGTTCCATCGAGTCACCAGCTACTTTAGCAATAGTGTCGTATTCATCTGGTACATCAGAAGCTCTTAGCCGAACTTCCATATACAAATTATCTTCTTGGAACACTCCTCGTCCAGCAGCAACTAAACCTTGTACGTGGTCGTCGATATATTCGTCATCATCTTCTCTTTTGGTAAAGATAGAAGTAATATTGTTTTCTTGTTCTTGTTCAGCAAGTTGCTTGTTAGCAAAATCCAGCACTTTTTCTTGTCTTGGTTGTTTTAGCTTGTTGTAGATTGAAACGATTTCAGAAGCGTTTACATTCATATCTGACGTCTCAGACCACCCCATAAAATAAGCAGGACTAGTGTTAAGAATTTTAGAAATTTTTTCAAGTGTTTCTGTAGGCACTTTAGCGATTTCACCTTTTTCATATCTATAAATAGTCGTTTTAGAAACACCCAATCGTTTTGCTAATTCTTCTGCGCTCATCTTTTCATCAAGTCTTCGTTGTTTCAATTTTGCTCCTATATCCATAAGCACCTCCTTTATAAAAATAGTATAATACTTAGTTTGCAAAATTGCAACAAAAAAATATTGCAAAAATGAAACTTTTGTGTTGACAAATAAAAAAACGTGACTTATAATAAAATCACAAAGTTGCAATAACGCAACTTAGAAAGGAGCTCTTATGGTTAATACTCGAAAATTAAAAGGAGTAATCGTTGAAAAAGGAACGACTCAACAAGCAGTTGCTGATAGCATCGGAATTGATAGAAGCACTTTTTATCGCAAGATGAAAAACGGAGGTACGTTTTCAGTTGAGGAGGCGACAAAAATTGCTTTAGCTGTTCCTTTGACAAAAAGCGAAGCAATAGAAATTTTTTTTGGAAACACAGTTGCGTAATTGCAACTTAGAAAGGAGCAATCATGGTAGAAAAAATCCCCGAAATTATCGGAGATATCGAAATCGACCTAGAACAACATGATGTATTGTTGACAGCTAGGTTTGACAGACCAGTCTTGTTCATAGATGGAAACTTAGTTTATGGAGTGGAAGCCGTTCAAATTTCAGATATATCTAGTAGAACAAGGGTGGTAGTAACATTTAATGAATTGATTTCGTCAGGAGCGTTTCCGTTAAATAATTTCAACGTACTTCAAACGTGGTTGTCTGACAATCCTGAGAAATTATCCTTACGGGACATTGCGATAAAAATGCGTTTAAGTGGGCGTCTTTATCCAAGCCTTCAAAAAAGCTGTTGTGAACACTAAAGGTTGTTTTTCCTAAAGATATTGTGTGTTCGTATTCAGCAATTAGAGCTTTCACAGAAGCTTCTAGTTGATAATCGTTCATGACGCATTCCTCCTTTCTGTGATGATGTTTTCATTATAGCATGAGAGGGAATAATAAACGCAATAAAGGAGTAAAGCATGAGACCAAATCGTTATCCATATAACAAAAAACCAAAAAGAAGCAATCGTGAAGTAGTGGTGGAAATTGCTACACCTTACTTAGAGTATGTTTCTGAAATTGCAAAGAAAGAAACACAATCTAAAGAAAAAAATAAACACATTGAAGTGTATATACAATTACGGAAAGGACTATCCCCAAAAGAGTGGGATGACTTAAACGGTTTATACGAGCATTTGCTATTTGAAAAAAAGCATAAGCTAACAAAAGGCTTAGCGCTAGACCCTAGCGAAATTGAAGCTTTTCGTAGCTATGCTCAAAGGTTAAATGAGACTAACGAATAATCCCGTTAAACATATCAAAAAAAGCACCTTTGAACGGCAATTCAAAAAGGCGCTTAGTAAAAAAATTCAACTAAATTATAACACAAAATGAACGAACTTAACAGTACACAACAATTATTAATCAACAATTGGCAACGTAAGTATTATCAACTAAGCGATGTATTGATTACAAGTTTAGTTGGTTTAACAACTACAGATACATTAAATGTCTTAGCGCAAGCAAGAAAGGAAAATTTATGGTTAAAGAGCATTACACAGTAGTGAATGTAATGAAAAATGGTGAGGAACTAGATGACCTCACAGGCTACATTGTTCCAGAAGATAACCCTATTTATGATTTTTTTATCAAAATTAACGAAGAAGCAAGGGAGAAAATAGCATGACATATTTAATTATCACAGTAGCAGTTTTAGCAATTACAGAAGTATTCACGTTAACGTTATTAAAACGACGTAATGAAGATGTGCGCTATTATCGAAGCGAGACTTATAAAGACTATATCTTTACAGAGCGAGCACATAGCAATAGTCAGAAGTGGAGCGCTAAGCATGAATAGATTGAAAGAACTACGTAAAGCAAAAAAGCTATCTCAAAAAGAGATGGCTCTTGAATTGCACACTCCTCTTAGAACTTATCAACGCTGGGAAAATGGAGAAAGTCAAATCAAACCAGATAAGGCAGAAAAGTTTGCTGACTTTTTCGGTGTTAGTGTTGCTTATTTATTAGGTTATGATGACAACGATTTTGAAAAGCAAATCAGAATTGATACTTTAAATAACGTACTTAACAAATTGTACCAAACGCATGATTTATTGTTAGAAAAAGCTTCAAAAGATTTTTGGAAAGGTTATATAGCGGCGGTGTTGATAGTGCAAACGCAGGAAATAATATTAGAAATCGAGGAGTTTGCAAATGGAAAATGAATACTTTGACACAGACGAAATTATGCTAATCGGCTTTGACACAGATGGTTGGCACGGGTGCTGGGGCGAAAGAGAAGAAGAGGGTGATTAGGTGGCTGATAATAAAAAATACTATTACTTAAAACTTAAAGAGAATTTCTTTGAGAGTGATGAAGCTATCATTTTGGAAAGCATGCCAGACGGCTACATTTACAGCAATATACTTTTAAAACTCTATCTTAGAAGTCTAAAAAACAATGGATTGTTGATGTTTAATGACTTAATTCCATACAATGCTCAAATGTTAGCAACTATTACACGTCATCAAGTTGGTACTGTTGAAAAAGCTATTCAAATTTTCCAACAATTGAAACTAATCGAGATTTTAGACAATGGTGCTATCTACATGTCTAATATTCAAAATTTCGTTGGAAAATCAAGTACAAATGCTGATAGAATGCGACTTCAGCGTGCCAAGCAAAAAGAGAGCGTACAAATGTTGAACAAATGTGCACCAGAGATAGAGATAGATATAAATAAAGATATAGAGTTAAAGAAAGATATAGAACTAGAACAAGAAAAAGAGGAAAGTTTTGTTGATGTAGTTGAAGCAAATCTTGGCAGAGGTCTTGTTAAGTTTGAATATGACATGATTAACGATTATCTAATTAATAAACATGTATCAAGAGAACTGTTCTTGGAAGCTGTAAAAGTAGCAGTTGCTAATAATGTCCGTAAGTTTAATTACATTGGACGAGTTCTTGATAATTGGCTTAACGAAGGTATTCAAACTGTCGAACAAGCCTATCAAGCCCAACGAGATTTTAAAGCAAAGAAAGCAAATCGTTATCAGAATAATCAACAACCATCCAAAAGCAACGTACCTGAGTGGGTAGATGAAGAATACAAGCACGAAGCAACAGCAGACGAGCAAGCACAGCTTGACGAACTCAAAAAATCACTAATGGAGGACTGAATATGGACGTAAAAGAAACATTGCTAGAGCAACAAGCAACAATTGACCGTATCGAAACACTGAAAGAGGAAATGCATAATCTTTCAAAATTTGGTTTAGATTTAAGTGAAACAGGCATCTTTCCGATAGATGATACAACTAAAGCCTCGTTAACAACGATACATTTGCTATCGCATGTTGTCGAGGATGTGCTAGATGGTGCAAACCCAAAACAAGCATTTAAACAAGCATTTACGCTATAAGCGAGAAATAAACATGAAAATTGAATTATTACACGTCGTTAACGGTTATCGCAAGTTTCATCTTGGTTTCTATGACAGCGGTCAGGAAGCAGTCGAAGCAATGAAGCGGGATATTGCTATCAATTCAGCAATTCATGAACCTAGACTTCGCCAATCAAGGAACGTTGACAGTATTCGAATCGATTACGGTGCTAAGACTTGCTATTATTTGCTAGAAGCTAGAAAGGTCTATTAATGCAATATGGATTATTCGGAACGTTTAATTATGATGATTGGTTAAGCTCATACGAAGACCACGAAGAAGTATTTCATGGTGATGAGGACGAGGCTTATGACAGATGGAAAGATGAGCAGGTTTAGCTTATGGACAGAGAACGCTATGGAGATAATGCCTATTGGCGTAAACGATACCTAGAGCTTTGCTATGAACTAGGAGAGATTATCAACGAACAGCAAGACAAAATTATCTCACTAACCAACGAAAACAGACGCTTAAAGCGTGAAAACTGGAATTTGAAGAAAACGAAAGGAAAACGAAAATGAGAGTCAAGGTAACGAATGATTGTGGCTTTAAGTTAGATATCAAGGTTAACGGAAAACTTGACCGGGCTAGCTGGAGGTTGATTTTTGATTTAGCTAACGACAATACGATTGATAAAACAAAGGTTGATTCAGAATTGATGCCTTGTTCGAATTCAGAATTTTGATAGGAATGTGAAATTTTATAGAAAGAGTAAGCTATGACAACAACAGAATTAACGCAAAAACAAATTACATCAAATGTAGCTAACCGAATCGAAGAAATGAAAGGCGAAGGCTTGCTAGTAGCGCCAAATTACAGCGTAAGTAATGCTCTAAGCTCTGCTTATTACGCTCTAAAGAATGCTAACGGAGGGAATTTGCTAGAAAAATGTACACACGAAAGTATCTACAATGCTTTGCTTGATATGGTTACGCAAGGACTAAGTCCCGCTAAGACACAATGTTATTTCATTCCTTACGGAAACAAAGTCAAATTAACACGTTCGTATTTTGGAACAATGAAAGTTGTAAAACAATTACCTGAAGTTAGAGACATTTATGCCGAAGTTATCTATGAAGGTGATGATGTTGAAATCAAAAACGTTGAGGGTCGCAAGGTGTTGGTTAAACACGACACTAATTGGCTTAATCAAGACAATCCGATTATTGGTGCTTACTGTATCATTGAAAAATTTGACGGCGAAAAGATTTTAACAATTATGACTAAAAAAGAAATTGATAAATCATGGGCTCAATCAAAAAACAAAACTGTTCAAAATAATTTCCCGCAAGAAATGGCAAAACGTACTGTAATCAATCGTGCTGCTAAACAGTTCTTTAACACAAGCGACGACAATGACTTGTTCATTGACGCGGTCAATCGAACGACAGCGAACGAATATGATGACGAACGAAATGTCAAAGACGTAACACCAGAACAAGACGACAGTGAAAGCATTGACAGTTTCCTCGGTGAACCATTGCCAGAAGCTAAAGACGAACCAAAACAACCTAAAGATGTGACACCAATCGAAGATACCCCTCAGGAGCTCACAGAAGCCCCAGAATCGACCGAAATGTCTGAACCTGATAATTTACATGAACCAGAGCAAACAGAGCTATTTGAGCAGCTAGGAGACCTATATGACTAAACTAACAGATGAGAATTATTATCAAGACAAAACTTACTTGTCTAATTCACGATTTAAGCAATACATGCAATGTCAAGCTAAGGCTTACGCCGTTGATAATGGCGAATGGGTAGAAGACCGAGACGAGACCGCTCTTTTGGTCGGCAATTACGTACATAGCTACTTTGAATCCGAAAAGGTTCACGACGCTTTTGTTGAAGAAAATAAAGCAAAAATCATTGCCAAGACAGGTAAGAATAAAGGAAATCTTAAAGCTGATTTCGTTGTCGGTGAAAAAATGATTAACGCCTTAAAAGATGACGACAACTTTAATCGTCTATATCACGGCTATCCAAGTGATGATGTCAAAAAAGAAATGATTGTTATTGGTGAAATCGAAGGAGTGCCGATAAAAGGCAAGCTTGACAGTATCAACCTATCTCGCGGCTACTTTGTTGACCTGAAGACAATGAGGTCAATCTATAACGAGGAATGGAACACAGACTTACGCAAGAAAGTGCCAGCGGCAGTTAACAATATCTTGAATTTCGGTTATAACGGACAGCTTGCTCTCTATCGTGAGCTACTGAAACAGATGACAGGCCAAGAGTTTAGGCCACTTATCGTTGCTGTTTCAAAAGAGAACGTTCCTGACAAGGAATTTATCAAAGTTGATGAAAATTGGCTTGAAGAGGGTCTTGACTATATCAAAGACAATGTCAAAGAAGTCTGGGACGTCATTCAAGGTAAGCAAAAACCTAAAAAATGCGGTCATTGCGACTATTGCAAAGCTCAAAAGAAACTTTCTAAACTTATTAGCTTAAATGACATGATAGGAGATTAAAAACATGCAAATGGAACACGTTACAGATAGCGTCACTATCTATTCGGATGGAACTAACTTGCAGGTCATTCATGACCTTGGTCCGGAATTCATCTTAGATTTCGAACTCGAAAAAGAACCAGCTTTCAATATTGATGATTTAGGCAAGACAGGTTACAGCTATCACCTAAGACCATTCTTTAGTGTTTCTGGGTTCTGCTCAAAAGGTAGTGATGACCTTCATCGGTTAAAATGGGCCATCTTACAATTTCAAGAATTTAAAGATTTTTTAGTAGAGAATCAAGCAAAAATGCTTGAATGGTATTTCGATTCGAAGGGAGAAACAGAATGATTGAGTTTGTTAAAGAAGCAGGAATGGCGTTTGTTTGATTATTCTTAGGTTATCTATTGGGTGAACGCCAAAGTAAAAAATAAGCCTCGGAATCGGCTCAAAAAGTGACCTAGAAAGCACGTGTCGGTTAACAGGACGACATGTAAAGAATTTCAACGGGCGCAAGCTTTACTCACACAATTTAAAACGTGCCCGCTTTTGTTTTTGAGGAGAAAAAATGAAAGAAGAACTTATCAAACTGACGCAAGAAGGTTTTGAGGGATACGCTAAACATAAAATCTCAGAGCACCTTGAAATTAAATCGTATGAAGTTTATATGGTTTGGTTTAATTACACGCTTAGCAATATGAAAGGGTTGTTTAGCTTTGACAGTAAGAAAGCTTATCCGATGAGCAATCCAAACTCAAAACTTCCAGATTATGTGGAAGTAACTTATAACAGCAAAACGCACGAGTTTTATTTCGATTGGTACACGAAAGAACGTCAAGAGGTTGCTAGTGTTAGTTTGGAGCTTAAAAATTTTTAGGTGTATTCAAGGAGGAGTGAAGCGATTGAAAAAAATGATTGTTTGGGCTCTTTTCGATAGCGGCAACGGTTCATATACTAAAGCGATTAAAACGCTAAATGAAGCGAAAGAAGCAAATATTGACGTTTATCCGATTGGCATCGATATTGAACATAAAAATAGCCATTTCATTGAACTAGATTTAGCAGATTACAAACGTCTGTTTGGCGATAATACGCTCTTTGATACGTTGGATAAGCTACCAAAGCCAGATTTAATCATAGCGAGTCCACCTTGTGAAAGCTGGTCTAACGCTAGCGCGATGGTAGAGGGTAATGCTTGTTGGAAACAAGAGGATTTCTCATCAGATAGCTTGTTTGCTCCACAAAGAGAAGCAAGCATGTTCACAATTCGCAACAGCTCAGACTATGAACAGGCATATATCAATTATCGTTATAATCGTCAATTCATGAAGCGTGTGAATGGTGAATTAACAGTATTTAACACTATTGAAATCATCAAGCGTTATGAGCCATCTTACTTTATCATTGAGAACCCAGCGAGCGGTCGAATTTGGAAGTATATTGAGGATGTTATGGGCTTTAAATTGCCTTATCTCAATATGACAAGATACAACAATTATGATTATCCGCTACAAAAACCTACAAAATTTGCTAGCAATATCAATTTGAATTTAAAAAACGACATCATTAAACAGGAGACTGAATGGAAATATTTTTCGAGGTCTTATAATGAGCGTTCAAATATTCCACAGAAGCTTTTGCTAGACATTTTTAAAACAGTAATAAAACATTTTGAGGAGAAAACAAATGATGAATGTACAAGTATTTAACAATGAAGAGTTCGGTCAAGTTCGTACACTTGAAATTGACGGTATGGTTTATTTCAGCAATACAGATGTTTGTGGAGCTTTAGAAATTAATAATCCTAGCCAAGCTTTGAAACGATTACGTAAAGATGGGGTCATTTCAAATGAGGTCATCGATAACTTAGGAAGAAAACAAGTGATGAAATTTATTTCAGAAAGTAATCTTTACAAACTGATTTTTCAAAGCAAAAAGAAAGAAGCTGAAAAATTCACAGATTGGGTAACAGATGAGGTGCTTCCGACTATTAGAAAACACGGTAGCTATGTAGTACCAGTTAACCCACTTGTCAGCGCAGAAGATGCGTTTATTCAATTATTTCAAACACAGAAAGAAATCAAACAAGAACAAGCTGTAATGCGTGATGACATTGTTTATTTGAAAGAAGAACAACCAGTCAATCCAGCAATTAACCAAGATTTAACCAAAGTACGTAACAAAGCAGTCGTTAAATGCTTAGGTGGATATGATGCGCCAGCTTACAGCGATAGCAAATTGAGGCAGAAAGTATTTTGTCAAGCAGCCAGAGATTTTAAAGAGTTGTTCAAAATTCCACGCTATGACTTGCTGAAAAAGAAAGACATTGAACGTGCTTACGATTATTGGCGACAATGGCAACCACAAACAAATTTACGTTTAGAGATTGAACAAGCTAATAAACAGCTATCTTTGAGTTTTTAGGAGGTTAAAGATGTTTGATGATATTAGAGAAGCGTTTAAAGGAATAAGTGTAGTATTCGTAATAGCGCTCGTGATTGGTACTCTGATAGGTTTAGGGTATTTGAACGGGGCATATTACGAGCATCGAAAAAACGAAGCAACTATTAGTCAACTAAAAAGTGATTTGCAAGATGCTAAAGAACAAATTAAGTTGCTTGAAGAGAACCAGACAATTATTTACCACGCTGACAATTGGGGAGGTAATTATGACTATTGAAGAACTAAGAAAAACGCTTATTGAAGTCACTAAAAATTTGGAAAACTACACTGATAGAGAGCTAGTAGAAATCCAAGTTATCGGCGATAAACTTAAAGAAATGGCAATGTACGAAACTTTTCTAAGAGAAGGAGTAAAAGGTGATGAATAAACAAGAAATAATGTCTGGTATGGAATCTATTATGCAAATCGCTATGTGGTATTGTCATCCAAGCATGCCAGATGTTGACGATTGGCACGCTGTACATTCGATTGCTGAAACAATTTACGAAGAATTAAAGAAAGGTGAAGATGATGAATAAACAAGAAGCGATTGATGAGATTGAGAATGCAATCCCAGACTTTATTTTAAACGATTATCAAAGAGGTAAAGAGACTGGTTTAACTTATGCGTTAGAATTAGTCAAACAACTTGACGAGCCAGTTAAACCACCAGAACCAGCACCATGGCAACCAGAAAAGCCAGTAGTACCGCGATTTGTTGCTGATTGGTTAGAGGTTTGCAAAGATAATTTAGCTTTAAGTCTAGCTAACTCTATGAATAATATTGTTATGAGGACTAATAATCAACCTGATAAAACAATCCACTGGCTTTCGAAAAACTCAGAAACATTTGCGAAAGCTTGGCTTTACGGCTATGAAGTTGAGAAAGAGAAGCTGTATACAGTTGAACTTCCTAATCCAAACGGTGATGGCTACAGCAAACTGTATCTTAGTAAGAATAAAGATGGCAAAGTGGAACTATTTCAATGGAGTGACTATACATCAACTGATTTTGCAGATGACTGGAAACTGCTAAAAAATGCACAACTAACTGAGGATGAAATCAAAGAAGATTTTGCTTGGGCTTGGTAGTTTGCGGAAGAGGTGGAGGAATGACCGTTAGAGAACTAATTGAGAAGTTGCAAGAATTCGATGAATGAAACGAAGTTGATTTATGTTTGACAGACGTTTGTGTGCTAGATGTACTGCCAGAGGTTGATAAAAACGGATGCACTCATTTTAGTAGCGATGGCGACCTCGAAGTAAAAAAATATGATGCAGGAAAAGTAGTAATTATGGCGGAGGGATATTAAAATGACAATACCAAAATTTAGAGCGTGGCTGAAAGATGAACAACGGATGATTGAATCATACGACACCCTTGCTATTGATTACGAGAATGAAGAAATAGTCACACAAAAAGTCTATTTTGAACGTGGATTGGCGATTGAAAGGGATATACATAGCTACGATTTTGATGATGTTAATCTCATGCAATTGACTGGACTGACTGACAAGAATGGGAAAGAGATTTTTGATGGTGATGTTTTAAAAACGTATGACGGTGAGTTAGCAAAAGTCGTTTGGAACAAATATTTAGGTTGCTGGGAAGCCGAATTTTTAAGTGAAATTGTTGATTTAAGTGAAGTTGCTGATATTAAAAGTAACAGGTCTGATTGTGAAATTTTTGGTAACATTTACGAAAATCCAGAGCTTTTGGAGGGAGAGGAATGATAAATTACGGAACAAAGGAACAACTTAAAGAACAATTGTTATACAAGCGCATTGTTAAATGGGCTGGAGATTGCTTAGAGCTTGAAGACGGTACAATAGTTACCATTGAAGAATCAGAATACGATTGCTGTGCAAGTGCTGGTGGTGAATTTAAAGATGTTAAGCTAGACGCTGTAATCACTGATGTAAAATTTGGAGAACCAGAAGCAATTGAAGTAGATAGAGATTTTGCGGAGTATACTATGAGAAATACTGTTACTATCTACCATAACCAAAACCCGATTGCTATTGCAGATTGTGAAGCGGATGCTGGCAATGGTGGTTACTATTACAGTGTTTGCTCGCTTGTGATTAAAAATGTTCACTATAAGGTAGTGGAGGCTTAAAGGTGGATAATCTAGAATTTGAGTTCATGCTACCTAGAAACACCAAGTTAAAAAAGCAAAATATGGTTATCAACAGCAACGATAGGTGGCACCCACAAGAAAAAGCAAAGATGACTAAACGAATTAGAGGGCTAGCAAATTATTGCGTGTCAGCTGAAATAGATAAGCAAGCGAAGCCGTTTAGTTCAAAAAATCCGTGTATAGTAAACATTACGGTGTACAGTCCGACAAGGTCAAGATTAGACCCACCAAACCTTTATCCAACAATAAAAGCCATTATTGATGGCATGACGGATGCTGGCATTTGGGTAGATGATAATTATAAAATTATTCGTTCAATGTCTTTCAGGTATGGTGGGTTAAGTGGCAAGAAAGGCTATTACAGATTTGTGTTGACGATTGAGGAGGTTTAAAAGTGAGTGATGTTAAATGGATAAGTCAAATAACAGCATATGATGTAGATAAATCTGAGGGATTCAAACTGATATTAAACGCAAATGAAATTATATCGATAGCAGAAGATACATTTGAAATCTTTGACGAGGAAACATGTAATTTGGTGGATCATAAGGGCTGTGAAATTTACGTGCGTGATTGTTGTTATAAGGTTTTGAATAGCTATGAAGAGTTTCTGAAAATTTTCGGGAGGTAAGCGAAAGGATAAAATTCAACTTTTTAATAAAAAAAGAGCCTGCTCACGCAAGCTCGATATGATTTAAAATGCTATAACTATTATATCATATCGGAGGATTGAAAGTGACCAGAGCTAAAGAGTTATTGAATGAATTACAAAATCTTGATATGGATATTCAAAGTCGAATAGATGAAATCAATGAGCTTGAAGCAGGCTTGCTTTCAAGTCCAAAGTGGAAAACAGAGAAAACAAAAGGCGGTCAAGCTAAAAGAGTTGACGACGTGTACGCTCAGCTTGTTATCATGAAAGAAGCGATTGAACAAGATACTAATGAAGTTATCAATAGAAAACTTGAACTTGGCAGACTTATCAATAAGCTCAAAAATCCAAAACATAGAGCAGTGTTGAGAATGACGTATATTAACAAAGGCACATCTGATAGCGTTTGTTACGACTTGAAGATGAGTCGCACAACGTATTACAGACTCAAAAATGATGCTGTATCAGCTTTAGAAGAAGTTATTTGATTTCATAAGTATTTTTTGGGACTTTTTGGGACTGCACGGTTCTAAAAATCTGTTAGAATGGTAGTATCAAGAATTAAGGGCAAGGCGCATGGGTGTCTTGCTCTTTTATTTTAGACTGGAGGTGATGGAAAATCACAAAACTAAATGAAAGACAGAGACGATTTGCAGATGAGTACATCATCTCTGGGAATGCTATGGAATCAGCAACCAAAGCTGGTTACAGCGAGAATTACGCCAAAGCACAATCTCATAAATTGTTGGAAAATGTTGGAATAAAAACTTATATCAATAAACGAATAGCTGAACTTGAAAAACATAAGATTGCAACTGCTGACGAGGTGTTGCAAGTGTTCACAAGTATTTTGAGACAAGAGCTGACAGAGGAAGTAACAGAACTTAATCAAATAACTGGCGAATTCGTAACAATCGAAAAGAAACCGTCAATTGCAGAGGTCATTAAAGCTGGTAGCGAGCTTATGAAACGCTATCCAACTAAACTCGAACTTCAAAAGCTTAAACTTGAGATTGAAAAACTACAATCACAGGTTGGTGGTTCAGAGGGGCAAGATGAGAAAATCGCTGGTTTCCTTGAAAAGGTTAAGGAGCTTGTAGTAGATGACAGTTGATTTAAGTAGTCTATACACTCCAAAACAATTAGCGGTTTTGAAGTATATTTGGACACACGATTGGTTTATTTGTGGTTTACACGGTGCTAAACGTGCTGGCAAAACAGTAGTCAATAACGATACATTTGTCTCTGAATTAAAACGAGTTCGTAAAATTGCTGATAAACTTAGCATTGATGAACCAATGTATATTTTGGCAGGTACTTCTAGCACATCGATTCAAAACAACGTTTTGCAAGAACTTTATAATAAATATGGCTTTGAGCCAAAATACGATAAGCATGGTTCATTTACATTTTGTGGCGTTAAGGTCGTGCAAGTTTACACTGGTTCTATTTCTGGTTTAAAACGTGCTCGTGGGTTTACTTCGTTTGGCGCTTACGTCAATGAAGCTTCGCTTGCTAATGAGATTGTCTTTAAAGAAATCATTTCTCGCTGTTCTGGTGAAGGTGCTAGGATAGTGTGGGATAGCAACCCAGACAACCCAAATCATTGGTTGAAAACAGATTATATTGGAAAGAATAAAGACGGAATTATCGATTTTAGTTTTCAGTTAGATGATAATACATTCTTGTCTGAACGCTATCGAGAATCAATTAAAGCAGCAACACCGCAAGGCAAATTCTATGATAGAGACATCTTAGGTTTGTGGACTGTTGCAGAGGGCGCTATCTATTCAGATTATGACCCTAAAATCAATGAAGTGGATACATTGCCTGACATAGTGAATTACTTTGCAGGAGTCGACTGGGGATACGACCACTTCGGCTCTATTGTTATCATTGGAGAGGACAATCAAGGCAATTATTATCTTGTAGATGGTATAGCCGAGAAATACAAAGTCATTGATTGGTGGGTTAGTCGTGCTAAAGAGTTTCAAAGAAAATATGGAGACATTACTTTTTGGGCTGATTCTGCACGACCAGAACACGTTGATAGATTTAATGATGAAGATATATCAACAGTTAATGCTAATAAGTCTGTTGTGGCTGGTATCGAAACAATTGCAAAGTTATTTAAAGAAAGAAAATTATTTATCAAGCGTGGTGTTATACCTCGCTTTTTTGATGAAATCTATCAGTATAAATGGAAGCCAAATAGCACCAAAGATGAGCCATTGAAAGAATATGATGACGTTCTGGATGCATTACGATATGCCATTTATTCAAAAGTTACTGGTACAGGTAACAGAATTAAAGTATTTAAGGGAGGTTTCTAGTGTCACAAGTTAATTTAAATAAACGGAAACTATTCACAACATCAGTCAAAGAAGTGACAGAAGATTTGGTGTCAGAAGCTGTCGCTCTTCATCAATCGCAATTGCTTAGAGGTTACATCGATAACGAAAACATGTATATGTCTCAACACAAAATCTTACGTCAAAAGTGCAAAGAACCGTGGAAACCAGATAATCGTTTGGTGATTAACTATGCTAAATACATTGTTGATACATTTAGCGGTTACCAAATCGGTGTGCCAATCAAAGTCACACACGACAATGAAGAGGTTACAGAATTCATTAACGATTTCCGCAAACTAAATGATATGGAAGATACTGAATTCGAGTTAGCTAAGATGTCGGATATTTTCGGTCATGCTTTCTTGTATGTTTATCAAGATGAGTCAGGAAACACTAGAACGACTTATAATAGTCCAATCAATATGTTTATCGTTCATGATAACACAATCGAAGAGAAACCCTTATTTGCGGTCAGATACGCTTTTAACGAAGGAGAAGTTACAGGCTACGGTCAAGTGATTACTGACAAAGAAGTGATTGACATTTCTGTTGAAAAAGGCGGTAGTGTCTCGTTTGGTGAACGTGATTCACATATTTATGGCAAATTACCAGTGATTGAATTAATTGAAAACGAGGAACGTCAAGGTGTTTTTGATAGCGTCAAAACGCTTATCAACGCTCTTAATAAAGCTGCAAGTGAAAAAGCAAATGATGTTGATTATTTCGCTGATGCTTATTTGAAAATTGTGGGTGTCGAGTTAAAAGATGGCATGGCAGAGCAGATTAAAGAAAGCCGTATTTTCAACCTGTGGAAAAATAATAGCTCTGACGGAACTACGCCAGATGTTGCATTTCTAGAGAAACCAAGTTCGGATACTACCCAAGAAAACCTAATTGCATTGTTGAAAGAGTCAATCTTTGCTGTTTCAATGGTAGCTAACTTGTCAGAAGAAGATTTTGGTAATGCTTCTGGTACTGCTCTTGCATTTAAATTGCAAGCCATGGACAATCTTGCAAAGATGAAAGACCGCAAAATGCAATCAGCTTTAAATCGTTTGTACGAGATTGTTTTTAATGTACCTATGGCTACTGTATCAAGTGATGGCTGGACTGGTATTAAATACCAATTCACAAGAAATGTGCCACGAAATATTTTAGAAGAAGCGCAAATTGTCGCTCAATTATCTGGACAAGTTTCAGATACCACCAAGCTATCTGTGTTATCTATTGTGGATAACCCACAAGATGAACTTAAAAAGATGGAAAAAGAGGAAGAAAGTTCGAGCTTGCTTTCTAAGAAAATTGCTCTTAACGAACGTATGACTGATAAAGACCTAAAATCTGACAGTCAGGAAGTGATTGCTAATGGTGAATGATTATTGGAAGAAGCGTATAGAAGCTGAACAGCTCGCTAAAATGGAGCGTAGCGCCACTATAAGCGATGAAATCAGTAGATTATATGACTATCATTTCAAAGAGCTAGAAAAGGAAATTAGAGCTTTTGAACAACGTTATGCTGATAAGAACGGTCTATCTTTGTCAGAAGTTAAAGCTAGAGTTGATGAAATGGATGTTAGAGCTTTTGAAGAAAAAGCTAAGAAATATGTAGCAGAAAAAGTTTTCTCTGCCAAAGCCAATTCAGAATTAGCACTCTACAATCTCAAAATGAAGATAAATCGTTTAGAATTACTTCAATATCAGTTAGACCTCGAAATGGTGGCGTTAGGTGATGCAGAACACAAGTTGACAGAGCGCTTCTTGAGTGGTGAATATGTCAAAGAGATTGAAAATCAATCTGGACTTTTAGGGCTATCTGTTTTAAGTGCGAAACAAGTAACGCAGACAGTACAGACAGTCCTCAACACTTCTTTTAAAGGTGCAACGTGGTCTAATCGTATCTGGCAAAGGCAAGATGCTCTTAGGGAGATTGTTGCTCATATGGCTGAGGATTATCTATTAAAGGGCAAAAATCCAACTACTATGATTGCTAAAATCAGAAAGGAATTTGGGGTATCGGCTAGCGAAGCTAAGCGTTTAGCAGTTACAGAAGGGGCTAGAGTTGCTACAGAAGCCCAAAGACAATCCTATAAGTCTAATGGTTATGATGAATATGAATTCATAGCTGAACCTACCGCTTGCGGTATCTGTAAGGCTTTGAATGGCAAGATTTTTAAAGTCAAGGATATGAAACCTGGAGAGAATGCTGCTCCAATGCACCCACATTGTCATTGTTCTACTGCCGCTCACTTCTCAATGAGTGATGACGAGTACGAGAAATTAATACAAGATAGCTGGCATTCGGTATATCCACACATGGATAATGTCATCAATAAGTACGTTGACGGGAAAGAACATATTCCGAATATCAACATCAGCAATCAAGTTACCAAAAATGGTAAGACTTACGTTGTTGATGGGCACAACGTTGTTTCAGACCATTCGAACTATGAACACAAGGTTGCAAGTTGGCTTTCTAGCAAAACAGGGTTAAAAGTCGATATTTTACCAAGGGTAAATAATCCAGATGGAATTAGCACACCAGATTACTTAGTTGATGGAGTACCATTTGACTTGAAGGAAATTACAGGTTCAGGAAAGAATGTCATCGATGGGAACTTGAGAAAGACTAAGAAGCAGACGAACAATATCATTTTAGATATAACAAAAACCCCGCTAAGTCGAGAAGAGATAATGGAGCAGTTAGGACAAATTTATAAAGTTGGTCGCCGTGGTCTTGAAACAGTTATTGTAAAAGATGGCAATGAATTATTGTATGTTTTAACACCTACAAAATAAAAAATGTAGGAGTAACCCACCGCCTCCACAGAGAACTGCTTCATGGGCGTTAGACTACTCCTACATTTCACCTAAATTATACACCAACACTCATTTTTTTACAAGTGAAAGGAGAAAGTATGGCTAAATTAAGCAAAATAAACGTTACATGGAGCAATCAAAGTGAATTCATGAAATTGATTGAAGATGTAGCACAAAAAGCAAATGCTTTTAACGAAGCGCTTGAAACACTAAATAACTTTGAAATCGAATTTGAAACACATATAGGAGATTAGAAATGGAAAATTGGGAAAGATGGGAAAGATTTGATACAACCAAAGAAATTGCAAATCTTGGTTGGGGTCATGGTGATACATATCTTACAGACGACGATATAGAATATTTAAAGAGTAGAGGGATTTTAGGTCATTTCGATGGAGAATACACCAAATCTATTCAATATAAACAAGAAAATCAAAAATATTCCTCATCTAAAATTGTAGAAACAGAGCACGGAGTGTATATCAATGGAACTAAAATACCATTTGTTCTTGAAGATTCAGTCTCTGTGAAATACGATGGTTCTCTTGCGTTAGTAACTATGACAGTAGCTGCAAATAGTTTTAAGTATGAGAAAGAACCTCAGCCATACCATTTCAAAGACCAATAGTCGTAGCGATACGGCTTTTCTTTTTGCCCAAAACTTGCTTAAGGCGTTAAAAGGTGCAAGGTCATCAGTCCACTCTGGACTTAAAAAGGAGGTCTCCAGTTATGGAAGAAGATATTAAAGAAACATCAGTAGTTGAAGAAGAAAATGAGCAAGCTAGCACTCAAGAAGAAACTGAAACTGCTGAAAAAACATTCACCCAAGCCGAGCTTGACGATATTGTCCAAAAAGAAAAAGCAAAGGCGAAGCGTTCTGCTGAACGAGAGTACAAAGAAAAAATGGACGAAGCTGAAAAATTGCGCAAAATGAATGCTGAACAAAAAGCAGAATACGAAGCGCAAAAACAGGCTGACCGAATCGCTGAACTAGAAGCTCAACTTAATCGTAACGGACTCGAGAAAGAAGCTTCTAAAATGCTTTCAGAAGCTGGAATTGTAGCCAGTGATGACATTCTTGGCTTTGTTGTTAAAAACGATGCAGAAGGAACACAAGAAGCTGTTAACGCTCTTTCTAGCTTGGTGAATGACCTAGCCGATAAGAAGGTTAGTGAAATGCTCAAAGGTAAAACACCTAAAAAAGTTGAACAATCAACAACTGGTGCGATTACTAAAAAGCAATTTGACAAAATGGGTTACAAAGACCGCAACGAATTGTTGCAGAATAATCCAGAACTTTACCATCAATTGAAAGGATAAAATAATATGACACAAACACAACTTGCACAAATGATTAATCCAGAAGTTATGGCTGATATGGTTTCGGCTAAACTTCCTAAGCTAATTAAATTTACACCACTCGCTTATGTTGAACGTGAGCTTGTAGGACAACCAGGTACGACTATTACAGTTCCTAAATGGGAATACTCTGGTGATGCCAAAGATATTGCAGAAGGTGTCGCAATTGAACCAGACCAACTAACAACAACTAAATCTACTATGACGATTAAAAAAGCTGGTAAAGGAATTGAATTAACCGATGAAGCTGTCTTGTCTGGCTATGGAGACCCGCTCGGTCAAGCAACACATCAAATCAGTTTAGCGATTGCTAACAAGATTGATAATGACCTTATCGAAAAAGCCAAAACAGCTACACAATATATTGATGAAGCGCCAACGACAGGAACTGCAATTGACAAAGCACTTGCTGTCTTTGACGACGAAGAAGATGCTCGCTATGTAGCGTTGGTTAACCCTGCAGATGCCATTGATTTGCGTGCTGATACTGTTAAACAATGGATTTCTGGTTCAGAAATCGGTGCTAATATTGTTGTTTCTGGTACTTTTGGTGAAACTCACGGCGTTCAAATCGTGCGTTCTAAAAAAGTTGAAAAAGGCAAAGGATTTCTTATTAAAGTGTCTGCTGATTCAACAGATACAGAAGATGTAGCTAAATACGGTGCATTCGTTATTGTTCTTAAACGTGACGTGGCAGTTGAAACAGACCGTGACATTTTGAAGAAAACAACTGTCATCACTGGTGATGAACACTATGGTGTTTACTTGTACGACCCTACAAAAGTTGTTAAATTTGGAGGAAATGCATAATGGGAGTAGGTCTATTACGTCGCCATTATGCCAAAAAAGAAGTCGTTGATTTGTCTGAAAAGACACTCACAGAACTAAAAGCGATGGCGAAAGAAAAAAGCATTGAGGGTTATTCAACCCTCAATAAAGAAGCTTTAATTGAAGCATTAAAGGAGTAGTGACATGTCAATTATCGAGCAAGTCAAGACTCTGTTAGGAATTTCAGACGACTTGCAAGATAATCTCTTGTCAGTCATTCAAATGCTTACAGAGTCTCACTTTAAAGCCTATTCAAAACAAGACAACATACCAGAAAATCTAAACTATATCATTGTAGAAGTGATGGTTAAGCGATTTAATCGCATTGGTTCAGAAGGCATGTCCTCACAAACTGTAGAAGGGCTTAGCATGGCTTTTGAATTGGATGATTTTTCAGAATATGACAAAGTTATCCACAGGCAATTTGCTAGCGATTTCCAAGCGGGGTTTAAGGCATTATGAGATTTGATAAACGTGTCACACTTATCCTCAAATCAAAAGAAAAACCATATTATGACCCGGAATTAGGGAAAATGGTTGGTGGAGGTACAACTGAAAAGGTTGTGCCTGCTAATATTGGTCCAATTAGTGCCAAATTACAGAGCCTACTTGGGGATAAGTTAAAAGAAGCTACTACGGTTGTTAGAGTTAGAAACTGCAAAGATAAGGTTGACAGTCTTTTAATAGACGGTCAGCCTTTTTCTATTGTGGATAACCCAAAACATGCAAACAGACTAACTGTTTTTTATGTAAGTGAGGTAAATCATGGCTCAAGTTGAAATTAAAGGAGACGACATATTACTTAGAGCGTTGCAAACGGCAGCTAATATGAAAGCTCATAAAGCAGCTGTACAGAAACATGGAGCAGACCTTCAAAAGAAAGCACAATCTAACGCAGTGTTTACTCACGGATATGCTACTGGTGCAACGAAACGAAGTATCAAGCTTGAAATTACAGACGGTGGCTTCGCTGCTAAAGTAACAGCTGGCACAGATTATTCTGGATATCTAGAAAAAGGTACGCGTTTCATGGATGCACAACCATTCGTTAAGCCTGCTTTGGATGTGGTGCAACCTAAATTTATCAATGATTTAAGGAGGGCAGGTATTGCTAAATAAACAACCAGACCAACAAATTCATGATGAATTGATTAAACGCTCAACAGCTTTAGGACTTACTGCTTATCCATTCTTGCCAGAAGATGGTACACCTTATCCTTTTATGGTTATTTCATATACTCAAATTGTGCCGCAACCCACGAAGTCTTACTTACTTGGTGCTGTATCAGCTCAAGTTGACGTGTGGGGTACAGCCGATGACAGAAAATTGGTGTCTGATTGGATTGGAAAGCTAATGAATGAGTTTTCTAAAATTAGGCAGATTGGTAACACACAGTGGGCAATGGATTTGTCTAGTTCAACACAAATTATAAAAGATAATTCAACACCAGAATTGCTTTATCACGGCATTCTGGATTTAAAATTTAAATTTCATTAGGAGGAAATTATGGCTAATTTTGGTAAAAATAAAATTTTGATGTTTCGAAAATTAGGGGATAAAACAGCAGCGGCTAAACTCGCTTTGCAAACAGAGCATACATGGAAGTATGAACGTTCAACGGATTCTGAAAAAACAAAAGACGGAGCTATTGTTAAAGATGGTGGCTTAGAAGTCACATTGTCAATTGAAGCTGTGACAAGCCGTGATGATGTCAACAAAATGCTTAAAAAATCTGTCGTGGACGGTGAAAAACTTGAAGTTTGGGAAATTGACCTTGCGGGAGAAAAACAAGGTGAAAAATACCCTGCGCTTTATGCTCAAGGCGCTCTGTCAAGTTGGGAAGTTCCTGATAATGTCGAAGATTTAGAAACATTGTCAACTGAAATGACAATTGAAGGAAAACCAGTCGAAGGCTATGCTACACTAACAGCCAATCAAGTTGAAGAAATTAATTACGCATTCAAGGATACAACAGCTTCTGATTCTGAGTAATGCTTTGTTCTTTGTTGTGATTTTTAAGAAGGGATAAATCACCCTTCTTTTTATTTTTTATGGATTAGGAGAAAAACTGATGAAACAAATTGAAATTAACGGTAAAAAACACGACTTGCATTTTGGAATTGATTTTATTCGTGAAATGGATAAACGCTATGAAGTTAATGGTAATGGTGTTTCTTTTGGCATGGGAATTAATAGTGCTGTTGTTTATTTGAAAGATAATAACCCGGTTATTCTAGAAGATATTATTTTGGCAGCAACACATACCGCTAAAACAATTCCAAGCGTGGCTGATATTGAGAAATGGCTTGAAGAGCAAGAAGATTTGGACAAAGTGTTTGATGATTTTTTATCTACGTTGAAAACTGCACCGTTGACGAAATCAAAAGTCGCAAAAGTGCTAAAAGCAATGACGGCGTAAAGAAGCAAACTACCTCTATAGCTACTTCGAAAGAGGTCTACGAAGATATGCTAGCAATGGCGCTTGGTTTGTATGGTATCAACTCAATAGTTGAAGCTAAACGAATGACTATTGAAGAATTCAACGTCAGAAAACGTGGCTATCTCATGCAACGTTTGGATAAGGAACAGGAAATATATCTACAAGCCTATCTAACTAGAGTAGTTAAAGCTCCAGATAAGAGTGGCAAGAAATATTTGTTTGAAAAATTCAATGATTTTTACGATGAAGCTAAACATAGAAATGCAATTTTAGGTGGTGGATATGGACCGCCTGTAAATAGCGAATTGCTAGCTATCGCAAAACGTAGACAACAATTTTTAAGGGAAGGAGGTAAAAATGAGTAATAATTCATACACTGTTGAGGCTGTCCTAAAAGCAAATGACAGCGGCTTTTCTAACGCTTTCAAAAACGCTCAAAAATCCGTATCTGGTTTATCTAGCATGGCTGCTAAGACTGGGTCAATGTTTAAAAGTGTCTTAGGCGCTAATCTTGTTAGCAGTGCTTTAACTTCTGGTATAAGTGCTATTTCTGGTGGTATACGTAGCATGGGAACGGAATTAAATAGCTCTCAAAAAGCTTGGAAAACATTCGAGGGTAACTTACAAGCTTTTGGTCGTTCAAGCGAACAAATAGCTGCTGCTAAATCAGAAATGCAAGATTTTGCGACCCAAACCATTTATTCAGCTTCTGATATGGCAAGTACCTACTCTCAACTTGACGCTGTTGGTACGAAAAACGTTGGTAGTTTGGTTAAAGCTTTTGGTGGCTTAGCGGCATCAGCAGAAAATCCAGCACAAGCCATGAAATCTATCTCTATGCAAGCCACGCAGATGGCAAGCAAGCCTAAAATCGCATGGATGGATTTTAAAATCATGATGGAACAAGCGCCTGCTGGTATGGCAGCTGTTGCAAAAGAAATGGGCATGTCAACTGATGAATTAGTAGCTGCTGTTCAAGACGGAAAAGTTAATACAGAAGAATTCTTTGACGCCATGAACCGTGCAGGTAATTCTGAAGCTTTCCAAAAAATGGCAACAGAATTTAAAACTGTCGACCAAGCTATTGATGGTGCGAAAGAAACGTTATCTAATAAACTTATGCCAGCTTTCGAAAAACTGAATCAATTTGGTATCAAGGCAGTAGTAGCTCTCACGGATGCTTTGGATAATATTGATTTTGGTAAAATCGCTGACAATCTCGGAAAAACTCTGGATTCTATTGATATTGAGAGTATGTTTTCTAAGGCTCAAACAGCGATGAAAATGTTTTTTAATCCATTGTTTGTTATCAATTTCAAAGCAGCAATAGATGAAGTCAAAGGTGCTGTAGGCGCTCTAACCTCAGCTTTCTCTGGTGTTGCAGGCGGTGGCTGGTCGTGGGTTTATACACTAAGCAATGCAGTTTCGGCACTAATTGGAACAGTAGCTACTGGAGCTAGCATCGTTAAAAAATTTATCAATGCTTTTGCGGATACTGGTGCAATGCAACAAATCAAATTTGCGATTGATAGTGTTATTACGGCGTACACGACATTGACTTATGCAGTTGGCGAAGCATCTATTTGGTCGACGTTAGGAACAGTTATTGGGAATGTTGCTAAAGTCATTGCACAAGTCGTACAAGCTATTGCTGATTTTATTTCAAGGTTAGACCCAAGCATTGTCCAAGGATTTACCAATGTTCTAGTTGGTGGTATTGCTGGACTTCTAGCCTTTTCAGCAGGTACAAAATTAGTTTCTACTGGAATGAAAGGTTTGGACTTTATCAAATCGTTTAACCCATTCAAACTATTTAAAAAGAATGCTGAAGATAGTCTGGAAGGAACGACAAATAGTGTTAGTCGTTCTAAAAGTACGATTGCTCAACTTCTTAGTGGTTTAACAAATCTTATCAAGGGTGTAGGTACATCTTTCAAATCCATCTTTGACGGTATAGGTAAGACTCTTACAGGTTTAGGTAAGACTTTTGAAGGTTTTGGAAAAGGTGTAGGTGCAGTACTAAAAGGCTTGATGCAAGGACTAAAAGGATTAAATCCCGCAACATTGCTTTCGTTCGGTGCATCTATAGGTATTGCAGCGGTCGGGATTAGTGCTGGAATTGGCATTATTGTGGCATCGCTATCTTTATTGGCTGAACACAGCGCAGGTGTGTCTGTGATTATACAAGCATTGGGCACAGCTTTTGCAACAGTAGCAGCAGCAATTATTGGGGCTTTCGCTCAAGCAATTGTAACAGTTTCTGGTGTATTGCCAGTTGTCACAAGTGCATTAGCTAACCTAGCGCCTTTAGTCGTAGCTGTTGGTATTGCAGTCGGTGCGGCTGCTCCCGCAATCACAGCGTTAGGAGATGCGTTTACGTCAATTTTAGGGACAATCCCACCGATTATTACAGCGTTAGGCTCAGCTATTTCTCAAATAGCTACAGCAATAACACCGATTGTTGGAATTATCAGTAGTGCATTTGTTCAAATTGTGACAGTAGTCTCTAATGCGATTGTTCAAATCATACAAGCGCTATCACCGTTTATCCCAGCGATTACAGAGATGGTCGTAGCGGTTGCTCCTGTACTATCTCAAATCGTAGAAGCTTTTAACAATCTCATCAGCCAAATCAGTCCGATTATTGACTCAATCACCAACCTGTTCAAGACGTTAGGTGAGCAAATCAGCAACGTTCTTGATGGTGCATCTGGCGTTATTACAAGCTTTGGTGATACTGTTAGTGGTATTTTAGATAGTGTAGCGGGTATCTTTGACTCAATAGGTAATTCCGCTCTAAATGCTGGTAAAGGTGTTAAGCAGATGGCACAAGGTATCAAAATTCTTGTTGATATGCCTTTGGGTGATTTAAGCGGTACCTTGGTTAAAACAGCTAGCGGTTTGACTAAGATTGTCAACTCTGGAATCGGAAGCGCTGGACCAGGTCTACAACAAGCTGGTACAGGTTTGAAACTCATTGCAACGTCAGCACAAGCAGCAAGTATTGCAATGCAAAATTTGCCTAATGCTTTAACCACATTGACATTTAGTCTTACAACCTTGCCAGCGACACTTACGACTACAGCAAGTAGTTTTTCAATGTTTGCTACACAAGCTGTTACTGGTTTATCTGGCTTGTCAGCTATTAACGCACCAATTGCAGCTTTCAAAGCGCAAATTATGACGTTAACACCAGCGATAATGTCAGCCACAGCAGGCTTTGCAATGTTTGGTGCTAGAGCAATGGTTATCAATGGCACGTTTACCGTCATCGGTGGACTTATTAGTGCATTTAATGCACGCATCTTGTCAATGGGCGCAGCAACAGCAATGGCAGGAGCGTCGTTTGGTGTGTTAGCTAGCAGAGTAGGTGCTTTAGGTGGTGCTCTATCATCAATTTCTGGTGGTTTCGCTCGCGTTGGCGCTAGTGCGTCAAATTCGGCAGCTCAAATGCGTTCAATCATTTCAGCGACACAATCTGTTATTTCAGCGTTCAGCTCAATGCGTGCTCAAGTGCAATCGTCAATGCAAGCAATGCTTAGTGCTGTTACATCTATTGGAAATCAGATGAAAAATCAAGGACGCATGATTGGTCGACAAACAGCTCAAAACATCGCACAAGGGATTGCTAGCGGTGCTGGTAATGCTAGAGGTGCAATGAGCTCTCTTATGGCATCTGTACGTGCAGCAGGAATGTCTGGAGTCGGTTCAATGCGTGCAATTGGTGCATATATCGGGCAAGGTTTGGCTAGTGGTATGATGTCAGCTCTTGGAAGTGTGACGGCAGCTGCTAATGCGTTAGTAGCACAAGCAGAGAGAGCAGCACGAGCAAAAGCCAAAATTCACTCACCATCACGATTATTCCGTGACAACGTCGGTATATACATCGGTCAAGGGGTAGCAGTAGGTATTGAACGTTCGCAAAAGTATGTTGATAACGCTATGGACTCAATGTTTGATAGCATTGATAACTTTAATGCGCAAGTATCAGACATGATGAGTAGTAAAGCAGTCTATGATTTTGATGGCGGTAGATTTTCAAATGATATTGAAATTACTTATCGCAATCAAGATGATGCAAAACTAGATACTATTAGAGAAGCACTTGACACAATTAAATCAATAGCTTCTCGTGATACCGTCCTCAATATTGACGGTAGAGAATTTGCTCGTGCGACTGGTGATGATATCAGCGATTATCAGAGTAGAAAACAAGAAGTTAGAAATTTAGTTTGGGGGTTAGGAAATAATGGCTAATTTTACATTCAAAGGTGTTGATTTAACACCTTTTTTGAATGTTTTAGAAATTCAACGAACTGTTGGAAATGAGCGCTCGTTAACGACAGATGACTTGTTCGATACAGGAGTTGAGCTTAAAAATGTTTCTTATGGAGCTAAGATTATTAAAGTAAAAGTCGCTTTGGCTTCTCGCTCTATATCACCAAAGGAATTCGTTGATACAATTGAGTATTCTGGAATCAACACTAGAAACTTAAACGCTTTAAGAGAACGCATTGCGATGCTTCTTCGAGCAAAAGAAGCATATAAGTTAGAACTACCTGATGAACCCAATAGATTCTATATGGCTCTTCCAAAAGGAGATATTGAACTTAAAGGGATTTCTGATTGGTATGACGAAACGACCATAGAGTTCTTTATCCCCGACGGACTAGCGCATACTGAAATTGTCAAGGAATTCGAATTCGCCAAAAATGAACAAGGTACGCTTGAAGCTGAAATCATCAACGAAGGAAGCGAAGAGGTCGCTGTTAGCTACGAAATCAAGCTCAAAAAAGAGTCTGGTTTCGTTGGCATTGTTAGTGAGTATGGCGCTATGCAATTTGGTAAGTACGATGAATCAGATGGTTATATGGACAGAAAGAACGTGACGGTTGTTAGTAATCAAAAAGGCGATTTTGCTAATTGGACTGACGGCACTAAGAATTACGAGAACACAAACAAAATCATTACAACTCAAATGACCGCTGACACTTCGTTCGGCGGTCGTCTTGGTTTGTTGCCAAATTCGTTTACAACAAGTGGTACGTCTGGCGCTTATCAGTACGGAGCTGTTAAGGAATATACGCTAAGTAACCCTATCTCTCAATGGTATATCTGGGCTAGAGCTTGGTTTGAAACTGGATTGATGGGGCAAACTGGCGCTTGGTGCTTAACGGTGCTAGATGAAAGTAATCATCTAATAGCTGGCATGGCAATTGAGAAAGACGACACAGTTGGTAATACTGCCAATGTCCGTTTCTTAATGGGAGACGGTTCGGGTGGCAGTCGTACGGTTAAGACGATTTCATTCACGCCGTCTTATTGGCTACCGCCCAACCCGTACGGTACCCAAGGGAGAGACAAGAACTCGAACATGTTCGACTTAGTAAAAGAGAAAGACCGTGTGCAGTTCTTCTGGTATGGTGGCTATTATCCGTTTTACGATTCTCGTTTGGCAAATGTCAAAGCGAAGAAAATTCAGTTTTTCGTCGGACAGTATGCAGGTCGAAACACGACAGACAGAAAAGTGACACATCATTATTTAAACGATTTTACTTTTCAAGAATTGCATGTTGATTATTGGAAAGACGTTCCTAATCGCTATTCAAGCGGTTCAGTCATTAATATTGACGGTGAGAAAGGGCAAATCAAAGTCAATAATCAAATTCGTTTAGATGATGAAATTTTAGGAACGACTTATTTTAAAGTGCCACCGGGGAAAACGAAGGTGCAGTTAATACTTTCTAGCTTTGCGGAAATTACTTCTGCCACAGCGACAATACAGGAGGTGTTCATTTGACGAATAATGTACGAATTGCAATACGTGATTCAACAGACAGCCACAACGTGGCTTTTTTCGATAATCAAGCAGGCATCAAATATAAAAGTGCTAATTTGCAACGCTTCTTGGCTGGCTTGGCAAGTATTTTAACGCTTAAGTACAACTCAAAAGACATTGACAGTATTCGTTCTGGCTGTAAGCTTGCTTTTCGTTATAAGAATCGTGATTATTGGCTTAATGTCATGAGTTTTGAAAAGAAAGGCTATAAAGTCGAATTGACTGCTTATTCGCTTGGTCTTGAGCTGAACAATGAAGAACGTGGCGAATATAAACCAGCTAACGCTATGCCTATTGCTGAATACGTGGCTTATTATGACCCAGAACACGCTTTAACAATTGGCGTTAATGAAGTAGCTGATAAACGTATTAAACTAGAATGGACGGGCACAGATACAATTTTGGCACGTCTTTTTTCTGTTGCGAATAGTTTTGACGCTGAACTTGATTTCAGCGTAGAACTTAATGACGATTACTCACTTAAACGTCAAGTGTTGAATATCTATAAGAAAGGCAATCTTGGCACGAACAAACTCAGTCAACCTGTAAGGGTTGGCAAAGAGCTTAAAGTCATCAACTACAGCGATAATATCAAAGAGTTAAGGACTGCGGTTCGTGCAACTGGTAAAGACGGTTTAACGGTTGACGGACTTAACAAGAAGATTTACGACGATAATAAGCAGTTACTTTATTATTCAAGCGGTAATACTGTCTATGCACCACAATCTCGTGACCGCTTTCCGTCTGTTGGAAAAGGTTCAAATGACAACTGGATTATTAAAGATTTGGGCGAGACACAGTACGAAACCAAAGAAGCTCTTTGGGGCTATATGTATGGAGAAATCCAGAAAATATCTGTGCCAGAAATCACCTATGAAGTTGAGGGAGCTATTGATGCAGGAATTGGCGACACTCAAACATTGATTGATGATAAGCACTTTGAACCAGCTCTATATGTGCAAGCTCGGGTGTCTGAACTTGAAGAAGACATCTTGACAGGTAAAGTGACGAAGTCAACGTTTATTAATTTTGAACGTAAGTACAGTCAGATTGCTGACGAGTTGCAAAAACGAGTTAACGAATTAGTAGAAGCTTCAATACCCTACACAATTAAAGTTTCTAGCGACAATGGAACTATTTTTAAAAATGCAACTGGAACGAGTACGTTTAAAGCTAGAGTGTTTAAAGGCGAGAAAGAAATCACCTCTGACGTCTCATGGCGCTGGGCGCTTGACGGAAATGTCACAGTCGGCATGCAATACCTTGCTAGAGCTAGCGCTATCAAAGATACTGCTGTTTTAACCGTATCTGCCTATGTCGGCAACAACGAAGTAGCAACGACTGAAATCACGCTGACGAACGTCAACGATGGCGCTGACGGAGCTAAAGGCGATAAGGGCGAGACTGGAAACGGAATTGCTAATACTGTTATCACTTACGGTCTTAGCACGTCAGAAACTACTGAACCAGCTACATGGGCTAGTAACATGCCTGTTTTGGTAAAAGGTATGTATTTGTGGACACGAACCGTGCAAATATACACTAACGGCAAATCTACTACGAGCTATCAGAAAGGTTATATCGCCAAAGACGGTGCGCAAGGGCGGAATTTGCTGAGGAGAACGAATCAGGGGAAAACGAATTGGAATTGGGTTATGCAAGCTGGTGACAAAACGATTGAATCTGTTAGTTCTGAAGGTATCAATGCAGTAAAACTAACGAAAGGAACTGCAACAGTTCATAGTGGTTACAGTGTAATTTATTGTAGCGGCGTACTGTCTAAGCTTATAGAATCAGATACTCAATATGTTTTATCATTTGACGTATATCCAAGCGTGAACGTTACGTTCAACGCCACGCTTATGGATAGTGATAGTAGCGATAGGCTTACAACTGTAGCAACTATGAATGCTGCCGCTGCTAACAAATGGACAAAAGTAAGCTGTATACTCACACGTCTCCAGAATTTACCAGCAAATGTAGGTGGACAAGTTGTCTATTTGACAGGCATGTCTAGTGCTAACGGTGTTAGCTATATTATCAAGAACATAAAGCTCGAAAAAGGCAACGTACCAACAGACTGGACACCTGCTCCCGAAGACACCCAAGAGCAAATCGACAGCAAAGCAGACAGCGCCCTCACGCAAGAGCAGCTGAATGCGTTAGAAGCTAAGCGATTGCAGATGGAAGTTGAGCTAAAAGCAAAAGCTACTCTGGAACAAGTGTCAGAGCTTGAAACGTTTATCAACAATCTTAAACAAGAGGACACAGAAGGTCGTCAGAAGATTATTGAGATAACAAAAGCTATTGAAGAACGTGTCAAAGACATTGAGCCGATTATGGAATACTCTCAAAAGTTGCAGTTCATAGACACGTACATCACGCAGGGCAATGGCGGAATGATTATTGGTAAGAATGACAGTACAACTAAAGTCGTTGTAACACCAGACCGCATTTCGTTCCAAAGCGGTGGTTCAGAGGTGGCTTACATTAGTCAAAGAATGCTGCATATCGATAATGGGGTATTTACAATGTCTTTGCAATTAGGACACTACATCACCCGTGCTCATCCAAAAAATGAGTATGTCAATGCGACATACTTTGTTAAATAACGAAAGGAGGACTTATGGCAACAGCTCAATTTAGTGGGCAATACGGACATAATATGACGTTAGAGGTCTGGTCTGATTGGAACAGACAAGACACAGTCAATAACAGGTCAACAGTCAATCTACAAGCTCGTTTGCGTACCAATAGCTATGCTTCTGTAACTGGTGTCACTGCACCAATGACAATTCATGTCGATGGTGGCGGTGAAATTGTTAATGCTAGTGTTAACATTGGCACTAATTCATCTCTACTCATCTTTGGTAAAGATTACGTCGTTAATCACGACGGAAATGGAAATAAGACAGTTAACATCAGTTTTAAAGTTGATGTTAATACTGGCGGTTATGGTTCAGCTACTGTTAGCTTATCTATACCACTTCCGCAAATTCATCGAGCAAGTGACGTCAGCGCTTCTACTGGAACAATCGGAAGTGCTATGACAATCAATATTAGTCGTAAGAATAGCGCATTTATGCACACAGTCAAATATTCGTTTGGCTCAAAATCTGGCACGATTGCGACTAATGTTGGCACGTCGTGCTCATGGACACCACCAGCGGATTTAGCAACTGTCATTCCAAATGCGACTGCTGGGATTGGCGGTATTACAGTAGATACCTATAGCGGTTCTACCAAAATTGGTAGCAAGTCCGCACAGTTAACCTTGAACGTACCAACGAGCATGACACCTAAATTAGGTAGTATTACGCTGACGGATAGCAATACAGCAGTTAAAAATCTGCTAAACACAGCTAATACATTTGCGGAAATTGTGTCAGACATTAAAGTAGCGTTTAACAGCGCTACTGGTGTGCAAGGTTCTACAATTACAGACTATCACGCTGAAATTGTTAACAAGAACCAATCTACCAGCGACAACAATGGCAATCTAGGATTGATGAAGTGGAATGGTTCGGCGCAGGTTAAGGCTTGGGTGGTTGATAGTCGTGGACGTTCTAGCAACGCTGTTACGACCAATATCACGGTGTTAGAGTATTTCTTACCAACGCTGACATTTACGGCTGTTCGTGGCGATACTAACCAATCATCAGATAAGATTGTCGTTAGTCGAACGGCTAAGATAGCGCCACTCAAAATTGGCAACGTGCAAAAGAATAGCTTTAAACTTAGCTTTAAAACAGCGCCATTTGGCACAACCACCTACACGTCTGATACTGGCGCAGGTGTTAACGACAAGGTCACTAACACGCTGACTAACTCAAAAGCCACGCTTAGCGGAACGTTTGACATTGGAAAATCTTATGAAGTCTATGGCGTACTTGAAGATGCCTTGACAAGTTCAGGTACGGTTAAAGCACCACCCGTTTCACCAGAAAAAATGGTGATGGGTATGGCTGAAACAGCAGTCAGTTTTGGAAAATATCCAGAAAATACCAACGCTGTTGATAGTGATTGGGTGTTCAAGTATAAGAATAAGGACATTCAACACCATCAAATGACCTTAAACGACGGGCAAGCGACTTTCTTAAAATCTGGTACAGATTTGAATACAATCGTTGAAACTGGATTTTATCGCGGTGATGGTTTAGTCAATAGACCAACTGGTTCTGGTACGCATACTTGGACGTGGATTAAAGTTAGCAAACACGATACAGGGTCGTGGGTACTACAGGAAGCCATTGATTTCAATGGTGTTGTTTCAGCTTATCGTGTCAAGAAAAGTGGTTCGTGGCAATCGTGGAAACAATATGCAATGCGTGATGAACTTAAGAATCAAACTAACACAGGCTGGCAATCAGCAGGTTATGCTGGTTCGTACTATAAACGAAGTGGTGATGTGCTGGCGATTCGTTTTAATTTCACCGGCAATGGCAATACGTTCGTAATTGCAACTATTCCAGCTAGTGTGTGGGTTGCACCTCAAGAATATATGTTTGAGATTGCTGAATGGTCGACTAGTGGCGCAGATACTGGACACGTACAGGTCAACTCTGGGACTGGAAACTTTAATATTTTATCTTCGAAAAAAGGTCAATCGTACAGAGGACAGATACTGTTGATGACCTAAAAAAGGAGGCAATACATGAAACTATCTTTTAATTCAAAATCACAGGAAATCGGACTGGACGGGACAATCTCTGGAACACGAGTCGTCTTGTCAAATAACGAGGGTGGATTTCTTCCCGTCATGCTACCAGCTGACAAAATCAGCTTATCAAACAGCGAGCTGGAAGAGTTAGCTCTTGCAGTAGTGTATCAAGAGAATTTTCGTGATAAGTACGAAAATGAGAAATTCAATGAAATCACGAAAGAGCTTGCAAAGCATAAGGAGAACTCTGAAATAGCACAAGCTACGCTATTAGATGTTGTTTCGCAATTGTGCGAAAAAGGTATTTTGACAGAAGAATTTAGTGCATAAAAAATAGAAAAGGATGGAATTTAAAATGGCAAAAGTAAGTAGTACAACAATGTTATTCGCAATCAATGTAATTTCTGGAAACTATCAATACTCAAAAGTACCGAAAATTTTCAGAGCAAAAGTCAAAGCGCAAATTGCTCTCATGGTCGAAGATGACGAGCTGTTAGAAGAGCTGACGAAAGAAGATGTTGCTGAATAAGCTTAGAAAGCGTGACTTAATATGTGGAAACCAGAAACGATTAGTGTTGTCTTGTCTTGTGTTGTTTCGTTTCTCGGAATCTTTGCTTTTTTTCAAGGTCGTATGACCTCAACAGAAAAACGCTTAACGATTCTTGAAGAGAAAGATAAGCAGCAAGATAAAGAGCTAACAGAAATCAAAGTTAGATTGGATAATCACGACTTGCAAATGCAAGTACTTATCCAAATGACAGAACAAATTAAAAATTTATCAGAAAAAGTAGATAAGATTGATAATAAATTGGAGGAATTGTCATGACAAAAATTATTAATGATTTGAAAAAAGTAACAGCTGGTACATGGGTGCGTGTGGTCTTGTTCTTGTTAGGAGTAGTCAATTATTTCTTGACTGCTTTTGGCATTGACATTATCAAGTTTGATAATGAACAAATCACACAGCTTGTCAATGCTGTTTACATTGCAGTTACTGGCTTCTATACTCTATGGAAAAACAACAACTTTACCACAGAAGCACAAGAAGCACAACAATATCTTGACGACATGAAAGCTGTCAAAGGTAATGTACAGCCAACAACAGTAGTAGAAGCAACAAACGAAGACGACATTGTTTTGGGGTGATTAAATGGCTACAGTCACACAACTATTAAACTATGCCAAGTCGCTAACCGGAACGAAAGTGACAGTTAGTACGAACCCTTACGGAGGTTAAAAATTGGCTTCCTAATTCCGAGAATTGCTGGAACACCCTTAGAGCTTTATGTACTCCCTTATTCAGTAATGAGATAAGCAAAGTGAAAATCATAAAGATTGGGCAATCAGCAGGCGAGCTTCCTTGGTAACAGAGGAAGAAGCTTCAACGACTATGTGCTTACAATCGTAAGACAGCACGGAACAATAGATTTACACAGAGTACCCCACATGATATAATATTAATATACGATATCACGGAGGGAAAATTATGTTTGAGAAAAAACATGGTATGCACGGAACAAAGGTGTATAATACTTGGAAAGGTATTAAAAAGAGGTGTTACCAAAAAACTTATCAACATTATGATAGATATGGCGGACGTGGAATCATAATGTGTGAAGAATGGAAAAATGACTTTATGGCTTTTTACAATGACGTAGGAGAAGCTCCTAGCGACGAGTATCAATTGGATAGAATTGATAACGACGGAAATTACGAACCTGGGAATTGTCGTTGGGTAACTAGACAAGAAAATTGCCGAAACCGAAACGTTAAAGCTGGTAAAAGCGGTTATCATGGAGTTTATCCAAAAGGAAATAGATTTCAAGCAGCTTTCAATATTAACAGAAGCCATAGGGTGTATATCGGAACTTTCGCAACGGCTAAAGAAGCTCACGAAGCCAGAATTGAAGCCATAAAAAAATATAACAAAGAACATAATGATAATCTAAGAGTCTATTGAAGATATAGTCTGAACTTTAAAGAAATTTGAAGAGTTGCAATATACAGTTTTTACGAGAAATCTTAAAAAGGAGAGTTGCAACGTAACATATTGCAATGCGTAGCGTTCGTCGACCACTTGACACAATGGGAGACTGGCGGAAAGTATAATTTGGCGTACACAAACGCCATAGACTTGCTTTCTAAGGCACGAGCAAATGGCTTTGAGGTATTTTATTTCAATGGTTCAAACGCACCGCAGGCGGGCGATATTTGGGTCACACGGACATATAGCCACGCTTACGGACACACAGGCATATTTACAACCAACGGCGGTCAGCCAATGACATTAGAGCAGAACGTTGACGGTAACGCTGATGCTTTAACTAACGGTGGCTGGGTACGTCAAAAGCAGCGCTTGCTGTACTCTGACGGCACTATGAACTACAATCCATACATCGAGAAGCAAACGCTTATTGGTTGGTTCAGATTGCCATTTGACAAAGAAAGCACAGCTACTACATCTACAATTAAGAAAGGACGCAAATCAGGTATGTACGGTTCATTTTTATTCACGGTCACAGAGGGAGATGGCGAATTCGGTAAAGGTACAGTATTCATGTACAACACAGCTACAAACGCTGTCACAGGTATGCACAATAGCGAAGAGCTGAAATATGTTCAGGAAGCTTATAAGAAGTCATACGGCGAAGATATGCGCACAGAGACTTACTCAACGAAAGCGCCAGCTTATCGCCGATTATTCGCAGGTCTAAACACCGACACTAAAGGCGGATACACTAAATTTGACGACATCAAAACACAATTGACTAACATTGCTAAACAGTTGAAACAAGATGAAATTGTTGAGCAACTGAAATCAATTAAAGAGGAGTATGCAGACCTTGCAGAGCAATTGAAAGGTAATGACGTAGCTCAAAAGCAAACTTTTGTAGCGACTGTCAACCTCAATATTCGCAAATCAGCAAGTGCAACTGGCGAAAAAGTCGGTATTCTCAAAAAAGGCGAATCTGTCGAGATTGTCGGTTCAGCGCAAGCTGACGGCTACTACTGGATTTCATTCATGAAAGATGAGCAACTAGTATATGTTGCTTCTAAAATCGTTGGTGGCGATACTTACGGCTCTGTTTATTAATGGTATAATTAAATAGCAAACACTTTAACACCCCTGGTCTTAATGGCTGGGGGATTTTTTAGTTTTGTTGACGTCAACAAAATTGGCAGCCATGCGGGTTTATGGTATAATAGATACATAAGTAGTTGAGAGGTCTTACTTATAATATCTGGCAGAGAGTGGGCTGACGAGCGCACGTTAAAGAGAAGTACGTTTTGAGCTAGCTTTTGCTAGCTCTTTTTTATTTTCCGTTATAACCGCAAAAATGAAAAAAGTCCGTTTTAACGGACTGAAAATTTTAAAAAAATATCAAAAAAGTTTATAAAAAGAGTTGACTACTACTATAAATAGTAGTATAATATATATGTAAGGTTGAGGGAGGCAATCTTAGACAAGGAAACTAAAGAAAGGAAAACGAAATGTTTAGGTACTTAAAAAAGCCATTCAAAATTAAAACAAACAAACTGGTCGTCAAAATCAACTTGTTAGTCATAACGCTTGAATGGCACATTGAGTTTGAATAGTGAGAAATCACTATTCCCCCTTTTGGGGGTGTACTTAAATATTAACAAAAAATGCTATGAAAGTAAAATTTAAAGTAACAAAACATTCTTTTGATTGGAAAGCATTTCTAGGTTGGTTGGTTGTTATTGCACTAATCGCTTGGTTATTGCTTAAATAAGGAAGTAATATGATTGAAGTATTATCAAAACAAGAAATTTTAAACTTACTAACAAATAATTCACGTTATCAGATTTCTAAAGCTACTGGAATATCTGAACAAACGTTGTCAAATTACGCAAACGGCGTTACAGATGTCGGGCGTATGTCATACAACAATGCTATTAAGCTTACACAATACGCAAAAGAAAACGAGGTAGAAACAATGAAACACACTGAACAAGAAATTTTAGATATTATCAAAGATTTAGAACTTGATCCAGATATGCTTGATGTTTGGGAAGATAAAGATGGAAACATTAGCGTTGAAGCTCGTGGAATGGCACCAGCTGATGACCGTGAACGCAAAATGCAATATATTGGTTTCGTCGATAACGGCGATGTAACTTTTGAATAGAAGATAATTATGACAAAGAAAGTTGATTTAACAGGAGGGCGCTTTGGGCGCCTCACTGTTTTAGGTGATGTAGGAAAACGCGACTCCAGAAAGCACGTTCTGTGGCACTGCCTATGTGATTGCGGAAGAATCACTTTCGTGCGAGGGGAGCATCTTAAAGACGGTCGAACAAAATCATGTGGTTGTTTGTGTGCTGAGCGAAGCCACGGACACAATTTTAAAGATTTATCAGGCTATGAAAACGACAACTTTAAAGTTTTGAAAAAAGTCGAGTCTAAGAATCAACGGGCAATGTGGTTATGTGAATGCAAGCATTGTGGAAATACAATTGAATTACATTCTAATAATATCAATAAGTATCATTCTTGTGGATGTTCAAGAACTGGTGCTAGCAAAGAGTACATGGAAAGTATTAGAGATGTCGATTCTCTAAAAAGCACTAAGCCAACCAAGAAAAGCACAACAGGCGTGCGTGGTGTTTATTATCAGAAAAAGAAACATTCTTATCAAGTTTTTATCAACGTCGATAAGAAGCAAAGATATCTCGGAACTTTCAAGACTTTAGAAGAAGCTGCAAAAGTTAGACAAGAAGCAGAAAAGGAATTTTGGAGTAAATGACACCCAATTTTTGGGTGTTTTTTTCATAAACAAAAGGCGGTCTAAACTGACCGTCTTATTTTTACAAAGAGGTATTTAGATACATGAGCTACATTAGCAGTTAACCGCCGTTTTAAATCGCAAAATGGTGAGCGTGAGGCTGATTTTATTTCAATTGTGGTTTGGGGACGTTTAGCAGAAACTCTTGTTTCTTATGCTGGAAAAGGAAGTCTGATTTCGATTGATGGCGAGCTTCGCACACGCAAATATGAAAAAGATGGTCACACGAATTATGTGACAGAAGTGCTTTGCCATTCTTTCCAACTTTTAGAAAGCCGTGCCCAACGTGCTATGCGAGAAAATAATGTGGCAAACGACCTCGCTGATTTAGTTTTGGAAGAGGAAGAATTACCATTTTAACCAACCCAAGCTCAAGTTAGTTTTTGACTTGAGCTTTTTTTGTTATTATCAGGAAATAGTTTTTTTGAAACCCTTTTCAAAAAATGCTATACTGAGAGAAAATAGGAGGAAAAGTACAATGGTAAAAATAATTTTTAGTGATATTGACGGCACTCTTATTAATGATGCCTTAAAAGTGATGCCTAGGACACGCCAAGCCCTTCGTCATGCTGTTGATACAGGTATTTTATTTGTTCCAGTTTCGGCGCGTATGCCAGAGGCGATTAAGCCAATTTTGAAAGATTTTTTACCTGATGTACCCATGATTTCCTATAATGGTGCCCTCATCCAAGATGAACAAGGGCAAGTAATTGATAGTTGTCCGATGAGTCCACAAGAAGCGCAAGCGATTTGTCAGTATTTAGAAAAAGAAGTCTCTGACGTTGCTTGGAATGTTTACAGCGGTGAAAAGTGGTTGTCCCAAAACCGTGCTAATCGTTGGATTTCACGTGAAGAGCGCGTGGTGGGCTTAGCCTCTAAGGAAGCGAACTTGGAACAAATCGGTCGATTGCCAGAAGTTCATAAAATCTTGTTAATGGGTGAACCAGAACGCATGGAAGCTTTGGAAAATAAGCTAAAAAGTCTCTATTCAGATTTATCAATTGCAAGGTCGCTGCCTTATTATATTGAAATTATGGCAAGTGGGATTCATAAAGGAAGGGCAGTCCAGACTTTGGCGCAGCATTACGAGGTTGATATGGCAGATACGCTTGCTTTTGGTGACAATTTTAACGATTTAGACATGCTAGAGGCAGTAGGTGAAGCTTATGTTATGGCAAATGCGCCTCAAGAAGTCAAGGAGCAAGTCGGACACGTAACAGCTAGTCACAATCATGACGGTATTGCCTTAGTTCTGGAAAAACTTGGCATAAGTAGTTTCGAATAA